CTCTTTAACTGGCTTTCTAGTATAGACTGTACCTGTAGAGATTTTCTTAGAATCAAAGCCAGCTGTCTCACCTGGTTTTGTAGGTATTTGACTCTTATAATTTTTATAGTCAAAAGGACTAACAGGTTTCTTCTTTTCTTCTTCATCCACCTGTTCTGACTCATGCATATGAGCTTCTGACATAGTGATTGTCAATTCTTTAGTTGCAATCTGGTGAGTACCTGTTTCAAAATCAACTGTGTACCATGCAATATCACCATTTTCATCTGGCTCGGCATGTTGTTCAGATACTGTTGTACCCTTACCCAGAACGGCATGTTCAACGTGTGTTGCGCAATTATGAACTTTACCGTCCTTAGTCTTCTTCATTGCACGAAGCTTTTTAAAGTCATGAGCAGTAATCTCATCCTTCTCTGGCTCATGCACATCAATCTTCTGTTGATTGGGGTGAAGACCAGCCTCCATTACAGCACGAATGTTATCTTGTAATTTTTGTGAAATAGATTTCATGTCCATTTTGTTTCCTTTAGTTTCGAATACTTATAAGTTAATTAGCAGTTCCATTTTCTAAGAGCTTTATTAATCCTAGAATCTGGGTCTCTTGCAGTCTTTGCAGATGTCAATCTTTTCTTCATACCACCCATTCGCGCGCAAAAAGATTTTCTTCTATTAGCCGCTTTACTACCTGCCTTTAACTTAGATGGTTTAGTCGTTACAGCCATTTGTAATTTTGAACCTGGATTCTCTCTACGATAAGCGGCAATACCTTTGGCGTTTAAACCACCTTCAGGATTCTTACCTTCTTTACGTTGCCAGGCTGCAACTTCTACTAACTCTTCATCTGGTATTGATTCAAGATCTTCCCAGATAATTTCTGAATCTATATTATTTTTTTTTGCGATATCTTCTATTACATCTTCAATAAGATCGAATAGTTCTTCTGCTTCTACTACATCTTCAGACATAGAATCTTTAAAATCTTGTTTACTAGGAGCACCCTTGCTGCCAGGTTTACGCATACGTTCACCTGAACCAGCTTTAATTCGTTTGCGTTTGGCATGGATATTATCCCACAACCCGCGTTCACCTTCTGTTACGGATTGAACTTCTTCTCTTAATTCTTTAAACGTCTTCATAGACTAGCTACAAGTGTTGCTGCTGATACTGCCCATCTCCACATTACCTCTTCTCTTGCAAGATCAGAGGCTTGGTAGGCTACCATTACTTCATGAAGTAGTTCAGATTTATCTTCTGCGCTAATAGCACCAGTTTCATAATCACTAACAATACCCATAAGTTCACGAGCAAGATCTCCACGAATGGACTGCTCGTTTACATATTGTACAATTGTATCGTTCATCTTCCACTCCATGATTCTCTAATAATCTTCATTCTCGTTTTACTTAAGGTAACCCATCTATCGCAAACCAGCTCAGGAGCTTTCTTAGCTTTTTCTAAGTTCTCTAAAATAGCTTTTGTAGAGATTCTTTGAGGTTCTCCTCTAAACTCTGCATATCTATTTAGCCAGTCAGCTTTTTGTATAGCTGGATCAATGGTTTCCTTTGACTTGCAACTTACAACTTCAAGTTGTTTTTCTAAGTCAATATATGTACCAACCATTACCGGGTCATGGGCTCTAGGCCACATTTCCTTAACCTTATCAATTGAGGAACAACCAGAAAGCAGCACTAAAGTTAATAATAGTATTTTTTTCATATCCATCTTACTTGTCCAAAATTCTCCGGTATTAAACCAAAATATTCACACTTGTATTTACTTTGAGGAAAGAACCCTAGATTAATCCATTCATCTTTTCTTTTAAATATTTCCTTAGCACCATCTTGCCAGTCAGTATTTAAAAATAAAGGCTCGTATCTATCTCTTAACTCTTCTATCTTTTCATAACTATCTGTATCATACTCCCAATGTACAATTTCAAATACATTATCTTTATCAATAAACTCTAGACTAATATCTAAACCCCATCTCGGTTTTTGTTTTACTATTCTATTTATTCTAGGATCTTTCAGTGACATTTTCTGTAACTGAATCCCGGCATCACCATTATATGATCGACGATATAAAATAAAACTATGATTTAAAACTACACCTTCCTTTGTATCTGGTTGTGTAATCCAATCACTCTTCTGTACCTTTACATCGTCTGAATAAAACTTTCCATCGTTAGATTTAACTAACTCTATCTCTAACTCTGTCAATTCAAACCCATTAGGTCCCATTAAATAGGTAGGGTTATCTGATAATAAACTTTTATTACATGGTTTATTATACCACCCTGTTGACTCAATTTTATTTTGAGTCAAGTAAAGCTTATTCATGACTTAACGATAGGCCCATTCGTTAACCAAATAGAACATGATCTGGTTCCTGCACATTTAAAGTGAAGAAGGTTACAATAACCCAAATCAGCTTGCTTAATTGTTTGCATTGCGTTATTACCAACATCGTCAGCAACTATACCGTCTTCAATACACTTACGCATTCTATCTGATACATCAAAAGCAGCGCAATTCTCGCACTTCATAGTCTTGGCAGTATCAGAACTAATATCCCATATTTCAGCTAACTTGTCCCAATGGTCACCTGGTTCACTTGGGTTAGCTGGACCGTAATGGTATTCGTCAATTGCATGCTGGCGATTTTTAACGTTAATGTGTACATCGCGAGTAGAGATAGGACAGGCATTCTCTTCTCTTAACATGAAAAACGTTTTCATCTTTTTGCGGTGCCTCTATAATTGGCAAGACGTTTCTGTTCAATAGAGCGCATCTTAGGTACCATTCTGGTTGCAATACTAACTTGTATATTCTTCATACTCTTAACTTGTTGCTCTACGCGGTCTTTTTCAGATGCAGATAAAGAAGACTTATCTCTGCCTCTTAACAGGCGTTGGTAAATAGCGCGACGTGCTGCTAATTGAGCTCTCTTCTGAAGAATTGCAGGTGTGGAGGCTCTTCTTAATTTAATACCTTTTGAGGTATTTCTTTTAGTTTTACCTCTTGCAAAACCTTGACGTCTCTTTAGTCTAGACTGAGCGGATATTTTTTCATCCAATTGCTCTGTCTCTTCCTCTATTAAATCTTCTTCTGGGTAGAGATCAACAATGTCTTCCCAGGTTAAGGAGTCAACCATTTCATTGATATCGTTCTCGCTAAACATTTCTCTTTTTTCTGCAATAAAGTTTACAAAAGAAGTAACAACAGATTCTTGTTTACGAGCAGCCCAGACATTATCAACCATATTGGGGTATTCGCGACCAGCAGAAGCTGCGCGAGCTTTTGCTTTTGCTTTCCAAGCAGGTGATAATTTTTCTTTAGGTTCATCAGCTCTCTCTTTAGCTGAATCCCAGAACTCTTTGGACTCCTCCATACCACTAAAGTCTGCAGCAGGCAGATGGGCGTAAGGCATGTCTCCTAAATTTTTATCATCATCACCAAAAAGTTTACTCATTGTTTCAACATGACTGGTCATATACTCTTGGTGAATATTTAGAACACCTAGAGATTGTAATGCATCATGGGTACGCGACATATGATACGTAAAATCATGTATCATCATCGGTGTAGCTTTTTTAGCAGCTACTGCTTGCTTTTCAATACCCAAATAGGCATCAGTAGATTCTAATGCTGTCTTTAATAGCTCGTGCTGTATATTTAAATCGTTTATCATTTTAGTATTGACCTTAACATCCATGAATGTTTTTCGTGAGCCTGAATTCTATCTTGTAAAAAATTAGCAATGCCTACTTCACCTGTTGTATCTGCAGTAGTATAAGCAGTTAGTAATGATGCTCTTAAAATATTATTTTCTTGAAGTAATCTGGTCATCATAGTCTTTCCATCCGGAACATCATCTGTCTCTTCAATAGATGTTAACTCTTTTAATCTTGTAAGTGTACCAGGTGCATAAGAATCTAAAGTTCTAATTAATTCTGCAAGAGTATCAATCGAGGCAAAAACCTCTTGATAAAGGTTTAGGAGAAAATCGTGGTACTGAGGAAAGTTTGGACCTTCAACATTCCAATGGTAAAAATGTGCTTTTAGGTAAAACGTAAATGCATCGGCATGCACTTTTTTTAATTCATCTATTAACATTAGAGTCCTGTATATTGTCTAAATTGCATTTTGCGGAGCGTAGAAGGCTTAGAGGCAATACCTGCCTCTACATCTTGAACAGCCTTTGAAGGTGCATTATGACCAGTAGGCTCTCCAATGCGCTCTCCTGCTCTAGCAGTTTCAATTAATTTTTTAAATTCTTTATAAGCACTTGGACATATATCTAAGTTTTTAGTCTGAATACCATCAAATTCTAATTGATCAACCTCTTCAAATAATGCGCGCTTTTGATCTGCGTTCATTAAAAGATATGGGATTCTTATTGCTTCAAATTGCATAGGTTCTACCTCTACAGACTCTTTTACCTTATTTACAGGGACTACTTTATATACACCACCAGTACCGTACTTTGCTGGAACAAAAACTGTCTTTTTAGGTCCCTGTTGGGCACTAACCTTAACTCTCTTTACCATATCTTGGAACTTAGAACCGTAATCGGCTTCTTTAGCTTCTGACTTAACCTTGCTTTCCCCAGGGGTAATACGCTTCATCTCTTTAGTTCCTTCTGGGGTACCCCATTCGTATTTAGAAATCTTAACTTCACCTTGTGATCCTGTTACTACTGCTTCCTGAATACCCATGTGATGTCTTAAATCGTGATACAAAGCATCTTTGTGCTCTGGCTTCATCTTGGAAGGTAAAGCGGCATGAAATTTATTCTTTCTACCTGCCGAGGCATGCTCTCGCATCTTAGTACCTGATACCCCTGAAGTACCTTCTGCATCAGGATCTCTTTCACCTGACGAATGTACTTTGATAGATTTAAAATTATAGCTACCATGTGCACTATTTACACCATTATACTTATGCAGTAACTTATGGTACTCTTCTACTCTATCTGAACCAGCAACTACGTGTAAATGCTTTACACCTTGTTTTGCCATTGCAGCTGCATGATGCAAAATGGTAGGATGCTCTTTAGAAGCTGCTTCGATATTAGTACCCGGAAATGCATGCTGGGCATGCTTTACCTTAACATCTGCCGGTAGCGGGTTCTTAGACTTATCTTGAGAATGAGATAGAACTACCTTATGAACAGCATTGTGTTCTGTAGCAACTTCGTGAACTTTATTAATAACTTGCTCGTGCCCAGATGTGGGTGGATTCATACGACCATACGCAAGTACGCCGTGTTTTTCCGGTGCTTCTGTTAAGTAGTCTATAAAGTCCATATGAATTTGTTAGTTTGACCGTTTATTTATCTTTCTTTTTACCTAGTGACATATTAATTCGCCAATGAGCTAATTGCTTCTCTCTAGGTGATGCAGAGTCAGAAGATCTGACTTTCTTTAATTGCGTGATAGATTTACCCTTGAGGCCATGTCTTGCCATATCGCCTTTATCCTGAGGGTTACGGCCGTCTTGAAAGTTCTCTCTAATATCTTTAAATGTTTTCATACAGATGTGATAGTAGTAATTACTGAGGGCACTGCAGGTCCTATTAAATGACCATTAGATTCTAATTTTATATTTCGGTTTAAAGTGCCCCATCTTAGAGCGACTTTATCTCCTGAGTCCATAGGTATAAAGAAGTTCCAGGCAGCAACCACGTATGGGTTATTAGATGTACAATGTACAACAGTATTGGTATTTGCCTGATCGATCCCGTTCTTATTCAACCATATTTCGACATGGTCACCAGAACCCCCACCACCAGTATAATGTAGTTGAAAAGAAAATTGCAAATTATAAACACCAGAATGTGATGCAATTATGTTTGCGCCATCAGTTGTAAAACCATCTTGTATGTCAACTGTACCGATTCGGACAAAATACGGGGTACTAGTAGCATTAGCGGTCTGGGTTGTCATATCGTAATATGACCCATGATATCTGGTTCCCAGTAAGTTAGTTACATTATTTACTTCCCATTTAGTATTGGCAGAGTTGTAGGTTAAGATATCATTATTACTAGGGTGCTTAATTATATCATAATTTGTATCCCCTAGGTCATACAACCAATAAGAACCCGATCCCGGACCGTGCGCAGCTATTTTACCAATAGCTTGCTCTAAAAACTTTAACTTCTTTTGAACTGCATCAAAGTTCTTTTCTACCAGGGTAGGTTGTGGTTGCTGGAAAGAGTTCTCTTCTAGCTTGACTTCTTTATGAATATGATTGACCGCTCTACTAATTAAGTCGGTAGGTTCGACGGTTTCGGTTCTGGGGGTATCGGGTGGGGATGCTTCTTCAATGGTGGTGGATGTTTCGGCGGCTTGTGCTTGAACCAGCTCATTGGACTCTTCCTTAATAATACCTAACAGTTCTTCAAACGTAGGTGGTTTAGGGTATTCGATATTTACTTTTTTAATAATATTAACTGCAACCTTAGAAGCATCAAGCAAATCATTAATAGTGTTACTACGAATTGATTCTTTAATCTCTTGCTGTAGTTGGTTATAGCGCTCAACTTCTTCAACCAAAGCAGGATCAATGGGCTCGTTCATAGCTTTAGCCCACTTTACCAAAATCTGCTTTTCTTTAATACTTTTCATTGATTTTTAGTTGCCTTGCCTGTATAATCCATAAGTGGGCGGTTGAGAATTACCTTGGTCTAGCAGCGAAATTTGCTCTACTAAACTCTGCTCTATCCACAAACTTAGTCGGTCTGTTATTTCTGATAACGACAAAGCCTTCAGGTTTAGCTGGCTTACCTCCGGTGATCTTAGTTGAACCTGGTGCAGGTATCGAATGTTCAAACTTAGGTTTAGCAGACAACGAATGAACCAATTGATCTTTGGCAGCCTGTAAGTGATGATGCATATCTAAGATCTTCTGAAACTTATCAGAATGTTTATTTACATGGGCTAGGTCTTCTTGCATCTTATCGGTCTTAGTACCTACAGCCTTAGCCGTCTTCACTTTAGCTATACCCTTAAGATGTTGATCTCTTAAGTGCTCTGTATAACCATTGACAGATGGTTTAGTACCTTCTCTTACAGTCTTATTAATATAGGTTTTCAAATGTTCTTGATGACCTTCTATAGCACCGTAATGTTTTTTATCAGTACTGTTGAAAGCTTGTTTAGCTTGCTCCATATGATGATCATACGTATGAGACTGATTCGTATTAAGATCAGCCTTATGAACATCGTCAACAGTACTTATAACATGGACGTCTGGGTGCTTAGGGAAGTGAGAAAGATCGGCACCGTATTGTGCTTTCATTCCTGCCAAAGTATTACCTTCGTAAGCTGTATGAACGGCAACCCCGAAACTAGAAGAGGCAATTTTCTTACCTTCAGCAGAACTATGTGGTGCTGAGTATGTAAGAGTGTTTGGCTTGAAGTGATACTTACCACCTTCATTAACAACATCGCCATGTGGATTAGTTTTAGACTTAATACCTGAATGCATTACGTCGCCCTGGTAGACACCTGTCTTAGGTGTTACCTTAGGTAGATGTTCTAATGCCTGTTTTAACTTCTGAACCAGACCAGGTGCATGACCGTGATTCTTTTCGATATCTTCTGGTGTATAATTTAACTTAGGGTCTTTATTGAACACTGACTTAGATGCAACGAAGAATGCCCCTGTCTCCGGATGATGACCAAATACAATAGATGGTGAACCATCGTACTTAGTAGCAATCTTGGTCTTGTTCTTCTTACCGTTAACCTGATCTTTAACGTCTTCTAAGTTATGATAGGCATGGGCAAAGCCCTCCATACCATCATTAATAACATGGTCTTCGGCATGCTCTAAATGGGTTAGTTTTTCTTCTGAAGCTTCAGTAAGATATAAGTTAAATTGCATCATATATTAAATTTTACTTTTAAAGCTGTTCTTAACACACCGCGTAGATCGCCTTTTTTAATACCTTTTTCTGGTATATCTTTTCTATAGTATTCAACGCCATATGAAGCAAGAGAGGCTGATTTTATATTGGTAGATGCAAGTTTTTTAACTTTCGGTATAGGTGAGGAACCTAAACCCGTATACCACGCATACACATCGTTATTATGTACTATTGCAAAAAACTTATCATCTTTTTCATCAAAATGCTTCATTAGCAAATCATAAGTAGTACTAAGAACGCTAGAATTTGTAGATCTGTAAAAGGGAGGCAGTTTACCACCACGAGATGTTACACCTTGATCTAGTGGAAATCCAACAGTCATATCCCCTGTATCTAATCTATATAAATCAATACCATAAAGATATTCTGATCCCGTATACGCACTAGGAATCTTTTTACCGCTTGCTGTTATCATAGATTTAGCAAGAGCATTAAGATAATAAAAATCATTATTTTTTCTAGAAGCGCTCAAATCGAAAATAGAAACATCACTTCTTAGATCTTTTGTTCCCTTGACCTCAACATTATAGCGAGTGTTATTAATCTGCAAAACAATATCAGTAACGTTTGAACCAGGAGGAGCTATTGAAATAATTTTAGCTTTAAATTGATTAACAAAGTAATCTGCAACTATTTTCTGGCCAGACGCACCTGAACTTACTCTTGCTTGAACCATTATTTACTCCCTTGATATTTTACTATATTTATCTAATAAAAAACCCCCTGCTCGAGGGGGGTTGATTAAAATAAACCGTCTTTAAATAGTACTATCGTGAAAGTCGACTAATCTCTTATCAGTTTTATCAGATATTTTAATACCATGATCTTCCATTTTTGATCTCATATCCGAATAGTTACTTTCAGTCGCGTTGCGCCCATGGACACCTAGACTTGTGGTCTTACCGGTAGAAGAATTATGATGAACATATTTAATACCTCTGTCCTTCTCTGCAGCATAGATGTGATGAGGACCTTCTGATACAATGTGGCCCACGTCAGGGTGCTTGGCATTGACTCGTTTGGTAACCTCATCATCTTCTTCATTAAGAGCTTGACTTACTTTAGAAGACGTATCACGTGACAAGAATTCTGAAGCCGCTTCAATTAATGATGTTTTCTTTTGTTCCATACTAACTCCAATTGAATATTATGGATTATTTATACAAGAAAGAACCTCTATAACGGGCTAGATATGCAGGGTGTGCCTGGTTATTCGATCCTTAATCATATCCGGTACCGTAAGGTGAGGCCAGTCTAGGAGAAAGGGACAAATATTATTCTTCCATTTGCCGTTAAGTAAGAAGTATTTAAAATCTTCGCGATCAGCCTTGACCGAGGGATCAAAGATTCTTTTAGCAGATTTATGTCTTTCAATTATATTCATAGCAATTAATATACCACCTTATGAATCATCTTCTCACCCATCCAAGGTGATCCAGATTCAGCTTGATAAGGAGTCCCATCACCGTGACCATTTTCCATATCTTTATTCATCTTACGAAACTCTTCGTAAGTAATCTCTTTAGTAGTTAGAATGCGTTCACCTAGATCCATTTGACTGTACTGCTCAGCCTCGTTCATAGTAACCGTATCAGCGGCGTGCTCGGCTTCTGTACATTCAATGATGTATCTAGTGCGAAACATTTGAATAGCATCTACAACAAATAAAGGCATAACGTCTCCATAATAAAATTAATGCCGGTTACGATATCCGGCGTCCCTTAGGAGAGACCGATCAATTCACATCAGTTAAAAACTGAGCTACCAGCTGCAGCGTAAGCAGCGGCAATCATACGACGTGAGGGCGTACCCAAACGGTATGCAGTTTTACCATTCTTAGCAGTGTTGCTATAGATGGAATAACCTTGTGCACGCAACTCGGAGATGCGAGCGGACACAGAGGTTTCTGTAGTACCAAACAAACCTGCCATTTGACCGGCGGTGAATTGACGGCCAGACTTGAGAGTCTTAAGTACTGAGTTTTGCAAAGACATAATATTTCCTTAATATAGAAATGCCCCACCATTTAAAAAGTTACGAGAGCGGTGGTCTTTCTCTCGTAACAGACGATCAAGCTTCAGCTAGTTCTTTAATTGATTCAAGTTCTAGATCGACTTTTTCCTCTTTCACAGCCTTAATTATAGGCTGTTTCACAGATTTAGTCAACTCTTTCTTTCCCAAAATCTCGATAATATCTGACGCATAAGATGCGAACTGATCTTGGTCCAAAAGAAACTGACATGCTTCTGGTTTAGTCATGGGCTTGGGAAGCTCAATCAAATCGATATCCGTATCACCTTGCTTCTGCAAGTTCTTAATTCGAAGAACCTTATCAGAACAGAAACGAACTTTAATCACCCCGTTGTTACGGGAAACTCCTGCTACTGTAAACATATCAATACCTTTCATAATATAAAAAATACTATCAGACGCCTAGGCCTTGACCTGCCATAAGATAGTTGGTTACCTTGGTAACCATTACATCCTTAGACGTTGCTCGATCTAACTCGTAGATGAACTTATCTTTGGTCGTACGTTTACCTGAGGACTCTTCAATCAGACTTTTACAAATAACTCGAAAACCTTCAAGCGTTGCAGACTGATACTGACTAAACAAAAACTTCATACCATCTTCTCCTACCGTATCTTGCTTAATGCGAGCACGTGAATTAGTTTGAGTCATAATGTATTCCTTTTGAACATATGTTATTATAACCTATTTCGGTGTTACTGGCAACTTTTGGATGGTCGTTACGTCATAAAAAAAGAGCCTTACGGCTCTTCTTCTAGGTCTTCTGCATCAAGTAACCCTCTATCAATTAATTCTATTACGGTTTCTTCAATACCTTCATATTTTCCCTTCCAGTAACAAGCGTAACAGGCTATGAGCATGAGGGCTATCTGAATTATATCTCCCCCTGTTAGAACAACATCGTTCATTTAAACCTTTCAGATTATACAGTAACATGAGGCATCCATTGAAAGGTTTTCTTTAGAAGTCTCTTTTTTATCTTGGACCAATCATCTCCTTTGTATATTTTTTTATAATAATTATACGACCAAAGTTTCTTTCTAGTATCAATAGTTCTTAAAATTTCGTAAGGGTCTTTTTTAGGATAACAGAACCGTATCTCCATCGCTATATCGTGACCGTAAGCATCTATTTCATCGATGTCTGCAAGATATTCTTTTTCTTCCGATATTGAACCTGTTAAGTTACGGAAATCTATTGCACATGGTTCTCCATCTGTCTCTCTATTCTGCCATTGTAATTCGTGAATTGTTTCGTGTTGGCAGACTTGAGACACAGCGAATTTAAAATCTCTCCAAATTTCATTTGTGAGATTGAATTTTCTTTGTTCTTTGGGGAAGTTAAGTATGATGTATTTAACATCTTCCTCCATGTCGTATAGACCGGATACTGAAAAATCATCAGGCCCGTAATCATCAAAAGTTTCAAATCTAAACTTAAATGGTATATCGGCTTTTTTGTAGCCGCGAGTCAGAGTTCCGGCGATTTGATAATAAGTAGGTCGTCCTAAAAGCTTAGATTTCTTATCCTCTAAAACTTGATCAATTGCTGGTGCAAGATACATAGGACCTCCTTTTTATTTTATTTATACTTTAATGCCGGAGAAATCCTTAGTTTTAAACATTTTAGACATACCAAAATTGCTGTTCTCATTATCCGCTTGACCAGAATCAGCTAGGTTACTTTGCGCAATATCCTCTAAGTCATAAAGTCGCATCTTCGCACGATCAATACCAATCATAAACCGCTTATATAATGTTGGATCATTATACCGGTTTTTTAACTGCTTGACCATGATCTGATTGAGACCTTCGAGCTCTTCTGTACTTATTAAGGCAAACATAAAATCTGCCGTGGCGGGTAAACCGAAGGATTCGGACGTATCGGTCAGCTCCACATCTGTATTCGAGAAACCCGAACGCGTAGTTTGTGTAGCGGAGACGATAGGTAAATTAAATTCTACAGCTAGACCTCTCAACTCTTCAGCAATGGCTTTGATATATGTATAAGAATTGACACCGCCACCGGGCTTGAATCTAGAGGATGCGCAGATGTTCAAGTAATCGATAAAGATAACATCTGGCTTAAATGAGCGTTTTAACGATAATTCGTTCAATAAACCCTTAAAGTGACCAACGTGAGCAGAAGCGGTAGGGTATTCTTTGATAATTAACTTACCATGAGACTTCCCGTTAATCTTACTGATTCTACCTTCGAACATCTGCTTAGGTAGATTCTTTAACTGATCAATTTCT